CCTACCACGGCGTTCCGGCTCTTTCGAGGACGGACAACAAAACGCTCATCTGCCCGGACTGCGGAACCAGACAGGCGCTCCAGTCCATCGGCGTGGATGAGAAGGAACAGGAACAGATCATCGAAACGATCCACCGTCACACACAGGAGTAAACTACACAATTTCCGCAACGGATATTTGTGTAGTTTATGCCTCTGAAATCTACAGAAATGACTTGCTATTATCGCCGTTCAGAGTGATATATGTACATACCAAAACGAACGGAGGTAAACACCATGATGAACACGAACAACACTTACTTTGATGAGATGAATCGCATCGGCCACGCATACGAGGAGGCGCGGGTCGAACGGAAGAACCGCAAGCAGCAGATCATTGATACCTACGGATGGGACAGCGAAGAACTGAAAGCGTGGTATGAGGAAGATGCTGCCGCAAAGTTCCCCTTCCCGCAAGGCGCATGCAAAGCCTACCGCGCATGGGAGGCGAGCATCAGCCGCAAGGAGGACGAGCTGGAGATGGACGATTTCCTTTGGGAAAAGGAAGGCAGGGATTTTGTCGAAGCCCTCCGCAGCGCCGGGATTCAGACCTTTGTTTACACCAACCAGAGTACGGCAGTGATGGAGAACCTTCACCAGTTTGCCGCCGAGGGCTGCACGATGGACGGGCTTTGCACCATCAAGCGGCAGGAAACCCGCTGGGGAGATGAGGAACCGACCGAAGTCATGGGCATCCGCTTCAGCGTGAACTAAGGCTGTAAACTACACAATTTCCGCAGCGGATATTTGTGTAGATTATAGCTCGGAAATCCACAGAAATGACTTGCTATTATCTCCGTTCAGAGTGATATATACAGTACCGAAAGGGAAAACAAAGAAAACGGAGGATACGAACATGACGATCAACGAAGGAATGAGAAAGTACAGATTGCCGAATCCGACCACGCCGGAGGATCTGGAATGCCGCTGGAGCAAGACCTTAAGGTTTGGAGACAGGGTCATTATGGCGGGACACTACTACAACGGACAGAACAAGCCCTGCTACTTCGGAGCGGCTTACGAGTTCTTGACGGACGATACCTCCTGCGAGGGAACCATCGGGCTGGCGGCAGTCAGCGAGGTCGAATTTGAGGATGAAGGACATGCCATCGCCTGGGCGATGAACGCTTAAAAAACGAACAATCCGGGAACGGAGCCGTAAGGCTCTGTCTCTCGTACACATACATTTTTGAAGGTCGCTTACAGGCGGCTATTTTTATGCTTTGGAGTACTTATGAGGTTTTTGATAGACAGAACGGAACTGCCGTATGATGCGATGGTGCCTGAACCGTCATGGCTGATTCCGATTGAGGAGGAAGGTGATGGCAAGGATGATGCGGAAACTAAAAAAATACAAGCCGACGGCACTCATGGCGAAAACCTCCCATTATGACAAGGAGACTGCGGACTATGCCGTCATGTTTATCGAGTCGCTCTGCCACACCAAAGGCACGTGGGCGGGAAAGCCGTTCGAGCTTATCGACTGGCAGGAGCAGATCATCCGCGACCTGTTCGGCATCTTAAAACCGAACGGATACCGTCAGTTCAACACGGCATACATTGAGATACCGAAGAAACAGGGAAAGTCGGAACTTGCCGCAGCGGTGGCGCTCCTGCTCCTCTGCGGAGATGGCGAGGAACGCGCCGAGGTGTATGGCTGTGCCGCCGACCGCAACCAGGCGAAGATCGTGTTTGATGTCGCTGTGGATATGGTCCGCTTTTGTCCGGCTCTTTCCAAGCGCGTGAAGATACTGGAGTCGCAGAAGAAGATCACATATCTTCCCACCAACAGTTCCTATCAGGTGCTTTCGGCGGACGTGGCGAACAAGCATGGTTTCAATACCCATGGCGTCATTTTCGATGAGCTGCATACGCAGCCTAACCGAAAGCTGTTTGACGTCATGCTGCAGGGTTCCGGCGATGCGAGAATGCAGCCACTCTACTTCCTGATTACCACGGCGGGCAACGATACGAATTCCATCTGCTATGAGGTGCATCAGAAAGCCCTGGACATCCAGGCGGGACGGAAAGTCGATCCCACCTTTTATTCCGTGATCTACGGCGCGTCTGAGGACGAGGACTGGACAGACCCGGAGGTATGGAAGAAAGCCAATCCCTCCCTCGGCATCACGGTCGGTATCGACAAGGTAAAAGCGGCGTGTGATTCCGCACAGCAGAATCCGGGCGAGGAGAACGCTTTTAGGCAGCTTAGATTAAACCAGTGGGTAAAGCAGTCGGTCAGATGGATGCCGATGGAGAAATGGGATGCATGCGAGTTCCAAGTTTCCGAGGATGATCTGGAAGGTCGTGTCTGTTACGGCGGGCTTGACCTTTCAAGCACCACGGATATTACGGCGTTCGTACTGGTGTTCCCGCCGCAGGATGAGGAGGATAAATACAGCATCCTCCCGTACTTCTGGATACCGGAAGAGACGGTTGACCTTCGGGTGAAGCGTGACCATGTTCCATATGACCTGTGGGAGCGTCAGGGGCTTCTCATGACCACGGAGGGCAATGTCGTTCATTACGGATACATCGAGAAATTCATCGAGCGGCTGGGAGAACGTTTCAATATCCGTGAGATAGCCTTTGACCGCTGGGGCGCAATACAGATGGTGCAGAACCTTGAGGGCATGGGCTTTACGGTCATTCCCTTCGGACAGGGCTTCAAGGACATGTCTCCACCCACCAAGGAACTGATGAAGCTGACCCTGGAGGAGAAGATCGTGCACAGCGGGCATCCCGTCCTGCGGTGGATGATGGACAACATCTACATCCGCACCGATCCCGCCGGGAACATCAAGGCGGACAAGGAAAAATCCACAGAGAAGATCGATGGCGCAATTGCCACGATCATGGCACTTGACCGGGCGATCCGGTGCGGCAATGAATCTCACGAGAGCGTGTACGACTCCCGTGGGATTTTGTTTATATGAGGAAGGAGCGTGATGAGATATGGGAATATTCAGCGGTTTGTTTCGGTCAAGGGATAAGCCCAAAGGCAGCACGGTCGGATCGAGGTACGCCTTTTACATGGGCGGCAGTTCCTCCGGCAAGGTGGTGACGGAGCGGAGCGCGATGCAGATGACGGCGGTGTACGCCTGTGTGCGTATCCTTTCGGAGGCTATCGCAGGTCTGCCGCTCCATATGTACCGCTACAAGGAGGACGGAGGCAAGGAAAAGGCGCTCGACCATCCTTTGTATCTGCTACTCCATGACGAGCCAAACCCGGAGATGAGTTCATTCGTGTTCAGGGAAACACTGATGACTCATCTTTTATTGTGGGGAAACGCCTATGCGCAGATCATCCGCAACGGAAAGGGCGAGGTCGTGGCGCTGTATCCGCTGATGCCGAACAAGATGACCGTCAGCCGGGATGAGGCGGGGCAGCTTTACTACACCTACCAGAAGTCGCAGGAGGAACTGCCGAAGGACAATAACTATACGGTCATTCTCCACCCTTCCGATGTTCTGCACATTCCGGGACTCGGCTTTGACGGGCTGGTCGGATATTCGCCTATTGCAATGGCGAAAAACGCCATCGGGCTTGCCATCGCTACGGAGGAATACGGCAGCAAGTTCTTCGCAAACGGCGCAGCTCCCTCCGGCGTGCTGGAGCATCCTGGGACGATCAAGGACCCGCAGAGGGTGCGCGAATCGTGGATGAGCCAGTTCGGAGGGTCGGCAAACAGCAACAAGATCGCTGTTCTGGAAGAGGGGCTTAAATACACGCCAATTTCCATCTCACCGGAACAGGCGCAGTTTCTGGAAACAAGGAAGTTCCAGATTAACGAGATAGCGAGGATATTCCGTGTGCCTCCCCACATGGTGGGAGACCTTGAGAAGTCCTCGTTTTCCAATATAGAGCAGCAGTCGCTTGAATTCGTGAAGTACACGCTCGATCCCTGGGTGGTCAGATGGGAGCAGTCCATACAGCGGACGCTCCTGACACAGGACGAGAAGAAGACATATTTCGTGAAATTCAATGTGGAAGGGCTGCTCCGTGGAGATTACCAGAGCCGCATGAGCGGGTATGCCACGGCAAGGCAGAACGGCTGGATGAGCGCAAACGACATCAGGGAGCTTGAGAACCTTGACCGCCTTCCTGCGGAGGACGGCGGCGATCTCTATCTCGTAAACGGCAACATGCTCCCGCTTAACAAGGCGGGCGCTTTTGCAGATACAACCACTGACCAAGGGAAGGAGGAAGAAGCCAATGAGTCAGACGAAGAAGTTCTGGGCGTG